TGCAACTGTCACAGATATGAGGTTTGTTGTTGGTAGCACTGCAACCACTGACCTGACTTCAGGTGATGGAACACAGAGAATACTTGTTGAAATTACATGGGATGAAGCTGTTACTGTAACAGGATCACCTCAAGTTGTTATTGCTAACAACGATGCATCAGGTGGTGGATATGGTAACCATACACTTACCTATACTGCAACTGGTTCTACTAAAAACAGGAAGCGTTTTACAAAAACAAGTGCTTCATTAGGTAACACTGATGTTTTAACCTTGGGTGGATCAAACATCTCACTCAATAGTGGAACAATTAAGGATACGGCTGATGGCACAACTGCTGCATCATTAGTATTATCTGGTCTTACGGCGGTTGCAATAACTGTAGCGACATAAATTAAATGATAGTTGAACTGAATGAATCTACTTACATTCTGTTCGCCATCAAACATTATGAAAGTCCTCACTGTGTAACACGTGAGGATTTTGATGAGGATATGAAACGCTTCAAATACTTGAAGCGTCTTCTTAAACGTTATGTTAGAGGGGGTCCGTTGAGGACTCATCTTATTATTAACCACCTTATAATTTTATATAATGTTTTTGGTGAAGCAGCGACACCTTTACTATTTTTTAGATTGGAAAGGGAATACTGGAGTTTATTAAAGACTATACTTCTTTATCTTAATAAATATCCAATAGGGATGCTTCCAGAATTGGAAGAAGACCCAGATGTTCAGGAGGAACTCGACAAGATATGAACGAAGAAATGATGACAACTGGTTCTACTCCTGGTGCTGCTGGATTTTCTGGCAAAGCAGCAGCGACTGGTCCTGTTGCAGGATTTGATCCTAAACTGGCATTCAAAAAGAAATTACAGAAAAGAAAGAAAATGAAAGAAGAGATTGATAGACCTATTGAAGTGAATAGAGTGACACCTTATGGTAGATCAAAACTCTTCCAGTACAAAGTGAGTATTCCTGGTGTAGGTGATACTGTAGTGTATGCTAACTCACCAGCAGAACTTTCACAGAAGATGCGTCTGCTCATCAATCCTCGTTACAGAGGTGATGTAAAGATTGAAAGAATTATGCCAGCGAAAGCTGCTGAGTTCTTCATGAATAAGCGCATGGCACACATGAAGAATGTTGATACTGCTGCTGTAGCTAACAAGAGATTGTATGCTCATACAGCAACTTATGGGGAAGAATTAGAACCCAAGTTTAAGCAAGCACAATCTCAACAGAAGATTGCAATAGAAAAGAAAAAGATACAACTGAAGAAGCAGCAACTACAAAAGCAACTTCAGATGAAGACACAAAGTCTTAAGAAACAAGCTCGTTCTGGTGCGGAGCAAGACGAGACACGGTAATGGATGTCAACTCTGCAATATTAGAAAGATTAGAAAAAGTTGTCTCTACTCTTCAGGAAAATTCCGTGAAGATGGGACAACTTCTTGCTGTACACAATGAAAAACTTGACAAGCAGGATAGAATAGATGCTGTTTTGTTTGAGAAGGTGGAGTCAGTTCATCGTGAAGTAAACCGTAGAGCAGAGGAGATAAAGAGAGGTTGTGAAAGAGATATACGCAAGGTTGATGACCGTCTTCAAGTCATGGAGAAGAAGATGTGGACTATTTGTGGTGCTCTTGCTATTATATCTTTCGCAGTTAGTCCAGTCGGACAAGCGGTCCTCAAGAACTTGACAGAAAATCAAAGCACGAGTATGATAAGGACTGTTCAAGTCCAACGTGTTGTCTGATTTTGTAGATGCACATTACGTAACGCTTCTCTCTGGTAGACTGGACAAGTTTACTAAGAAGAAAGCAGACTTATACAACTTCCGTTGTCCCTACTGTGGTGATTCACAGAAACATAGGAACAAGGCACGGGGGTATTTTTTTCGTGTCAAGGCAGATATGGTATACAAATGCCATAACTGTGGTGTAGGTAGGACGTTACCAAACTTCCTTAAAGATCAAGCACCTGATCTCTATGATGAATATATTATGGAGAGATATAAGAGTGGCACTAGCGGTAAAGGATCGTATGTTCCTAAACCAAAATTTGAAAAACCTGTCTTTAAAAAGAAGGGTGATTTGAAAAGTATTGCTGATCTAAATATAGAACATCCAGCAGTTAAATATCTTAGTGAAAGACGAATTCCTAAAAAATATTTTACCGAACTCTTCTACGCAGAAGAATTCTGTACTTGGGTTAACAAGCAAAAACCATCGTTTACGGAAGTCAATCATGACCACCCCAGGATCATTATCCCGTTCATTAGGGAAGATCAAACAGGGTCTCAAGGACGTGGACAAGACGATGGATGGTTTGGTTTCCAAGGAAGGTCACTTAACCCAAGAGACAAACTCAGATACATAACAATTATGTTGGATGAGAATGAATCTAAAGTCTATGGACTCAATAGGATTAACAGTGCAAAAACAGTCTACATCGTTGAAGGACCATTCGACTCGCTTTTCTTGGAGAACTGTGTTGGTATGGCTGGCTCCGATGTTGATTGTCGGGCGTATAACTGGAGCGATTATATTTGGGTTTATGATAATGAACCTCGGAACAGAGAAATCGTCAACAGAATCTCAAGGTCAATTGACCGAGGTGAAAAAGTAGTGATTTGGCCACACAATATACAACAAAAAGATATAAATGATATGGTACTAGCTGGACATGACGTTCAGTCGGTGGTAGAATTAAACATCTATCACGGACTGGAAGCCAAAGTTAAACTTAGCGAATGGAAAAAGGTATGACCCCGAAGGAAATTCACGTAGTTAAACGTGACGGTGAGAAAGAACTGCTGAACCTTGATAAGGTTCATAAGATGGTAGAACTTGCCTGTGAAGGTCTTGCAGGTGTCTCTGAGTCTGCAGTTGAAATGAACTCCAACCTTCAATTTTATGACGGCATCAAGACTGAAGACATTCAGGAGATCTTGATACGTTCTGCTAATGATCTAATCTCATTAGAGAATCCTAACTATCAATTTGTTGCTGCCAGACTGCTCTTATTCAGTCTCAGGAAAGCAGTATATAATAACCACCCTGACAGTCATCCACTGTTAAAAGAGCAGGTTCAGAAGTGTTCTGACCTAGGTGTATATGATAAGGATATTCTTGGTAAGTATAATGATGAGGAGTGGGAACTACTCAACAGTTATATAGATCATGATCGGGATTATCTGTTTACATATGCTGGTATGAGACAGGTAGTAGATAAATATTTGGTACAGGATCGCAGCATTGGTGAGGTTTTTGAGACACCGCAGTTCATGTATATGATGGTGTCGGCAACCTTGTTCCAAGATGATGATAAGTTTTATCGTTTAGAGTATATAAGAAAGTATTATGACGCAATCAGCAAACACAGAATCAACATCCCAACCCCCATTATGGCGGGAGTCAGGACACCTATTCGTCAATTTGCATCTTGTGTTTTGGTTGATCTTGATGACACCCTCGATAGTATCTTTAGCAGTGATATGGCTATTGGCAAATACGTCGCACAGAGGGCTGGTATCGGTATTAACGCGGGTAGAATCAGAGGTATCAACAGCAAAATCAGGGGTGGAGAAGTTCAACACACAGGTGTTATTCCCTTCCTTAAAAAACTTGAATCAACTGTCAGATGCTGCACTCAAAACGGCATCAGAGGTGGGTCAGCGACTGTCCACTTTCCGATCTGGCACCAAGAAATAGAAGACATCCTAGTCCTTAAGAATAACAAGGGGACTGAGGATAATAGAGTAAGAAAACTTGACTATAGTATACAGATAAGTAAATTATTTTATGAAAGATTCATACAGGATGGTGAGATCACGCTTTTTTCTCCTAATGATGTGCCAGGGCTTTATGATAGTTTTGGTACAGAGGATTTTGACAGTCTATACGTCAAGTATGAATTAGATCCTAACGTTCCAAAGAAGACATTAAAAGCACAGGATCTTATCCTTGATCTATTAAAGGAAAGAGCAGAGACTGGTCGTATTTACATTATGAATATAGACCATTGTAATAGTCACTCATCCTTTAAGGATAAGGTTAACATGAGTAACTTATGTCAGGAGATTACACTACCTACAGATCCTATCCAACATATTGATGGTGAAGGTGAGATAGCATTGTGCATTCTCTCTGCTATTAACGTAGGTAAGATTAATAAGTTAGAAGAACTAGATGAACTATGTGAATTAGCTGTTCGTGGTTTGGATGCTCTCATTGATTATCAGAGGTATCCTGTTAAGGCAGCAGAACAAAGCACTAAAAATCGTAGGTCACTTGGTATAGGTTACATAGGTCTAGCACATTACTTGGCTAAGAATGGTGTCAAGTATCATCATCAAGAAGCTCATGAGTTAATTCACAAACTCACAGAGAGATTTCAGTATGCTCTTTTGAATGCTTCTAATCATCTAGCAATGGAGAAAGGACCATGCGGTTACTTTGGTAAAACTAAGTATGCAGATGGTCTATTGCCTATTGATACATATAAACAGGATGTAGATGAGATAGTACCGAATGACCTACTATGCGATTGGGACTTTTTACGTAAGAGAATATCAGAATATGGTCTTAGGCACTCAACACTGTCCGCACAAATGCCTTCGGAGAGCAGTTCCGTTGTGTCAAATGCCACAAATGGAATCGAACCTCCTAGAGACTACCTGTCCATTAAAAAATCAAAGAAGGGGCCTCTTAAGCAAATTGTTCCCTCCTATTCCACTCTAAAAGGTAACTACACATTACTCTGGGGTATGAGTAATAACGATGGATACATTAAAGTTGTATCTGTAATGCAGAAGTTCTTTGATCAAGCAATTTCTGGCAACTGGAGTTATAATCCAGAGAACTATGATGATAATGAGGTACCTGTGTCAGTAATGGCAAAGGATCTTCTTAACACATACAAGTATGGTTGGAAGACTTCCTACTATCAAAATACATACGATGCTAAGAAGGATATTGATGAACCTTCACATCCAATTGGATGGCATGACGAAGAGACTACGAATGTAGATAATCTTATTAATGATATATTAAACAATAACGAGGAGGAAACCTGTGACAGTTGCGCCGTCTAAAAAGATTGAAGGTATGACAGTATTCAATAGTAATATTGTTGATAACACTAAACAAACTATGTTCTTCGGTGCTCCACTAGGAGTACAACGGTATGACTCTTACAAATATCCAACGTTTGATAAACTTACCCAACAACAATTAGGTTATTTCTGGAGACCAGAAGAAGTGTCTCTCCAGAAAGATCGTGCTGACTATAGTCAACTTAATGATCACCAGAAACATATATTTACATCTAATCTGAAGTATCAGATTATGTTAGACAGTGTTCAGGGACGTGCTCCTGCTATGGCATTCTTACCATACTGTTCATTACCAGAGTTAGAATCTTGTATGACAGTGTGGGGATTCATGGAGATGATACACTCTAGATCTTATACACATATAATAAAGAATGTATATTCAAATCCTACTGAGGTATTTGATACCATTCTAAGAGATGAAAACATTCTTTCCAGAGCAAAGTCTGTTACGAAATCTTATGATGAATTTATCAGACAAGCACAAGAGTGGGGTTCTGGTTGTATGTGGAAAGATTCTTCTAAGGGTTCTCCATCAGCAGAGTGGTGTCTCAAAGATTTAAAGAGGAATTTATATCGTGCTATCGCAAACGTCAACATCTTGGAAGGTATTCGTTTCTACGTATCATTTGCGTGTTCGTTTGCTTTCGGTGAGAATAAACTTATGGAAGGCTCAGCTAAAATTCTTAGTCTTATCGCTCGTGACGAGAGTCAACACTTGGTTCTTACGCAAACTATTCTAAAGAACTGGGCTAAGGGTGATGATCCAGATATGAAACAAATTATTTCAGAAGAGAAAGAAAATATAGTACAAATGTTCCGTCAATGTGTTGACGAAGAGAAGGCATGGGCGGAGTATTTGTTTAAGGATGGGAGCATGATTGGTCTTAATGATCGTCTGCTCTTTAATTATGTTGAGTGGATTGCTAACAGAAGAATGAAAGCAATCGGATTGGAACCTATATACGATCAACCCCTCAGAAATAACCCTCTTCCTTGGACAGAGCACTGGCTTAATTCTAAGGGTCAACAAAACGCACCACAAGAAACGGAGATTGAATCATATGTCGTTGGAGGAATCAAACAAGATGTCAAAGAAGATACATTCGCAGGATTCAAACTTTGATCACGATGCATCAAACGGAGATATAGAGTGGGATTTAGAGGATTTACAACGAGCAATCATTGATAATGCTGAAGAGTATGATAAACTGCTAGACAAAGCAGGTCAGCATGATCTTCCAACAGGTACAGCAGAAGCAATGTGGGAAATGGAACGTAACATTTGGTCACAAAAAGAAGGAAGGCTTGACGAATCAAGTTATTAGCCTTATAATTCAGAGGTAAGGTTGATCACCTTACAAGGGAGTGACTGAATAATCTTTCTGGCAAATGCTGGATAAGGTGATGAGACACAGGTGGTGCTGCACCGAAAGGTGAATCGACTTACCAGTCGGGTCTCAGGCAGAGATGTAAAATT